ACCAGTTAGATCTGGAAAACTTTTTTTCTTTTTATTATCTTTTTTCATTGGCATATTTATGTTTACACTTTTTAGTTTTTAAGTACTCAATGTACATTGACATACGCTTATCATTTTCTGTGTTGATGACAACCTTTTGTTTCTCTGCTGTTCTTACATTATTAAAGTAAATATCATAGCAACTATGATCAAGGCTATGGCAGAAGTTAAGTTTCTCTGCGTTTATAACCCAACCACCTTCATTACTCATGTGTTCTTTGCCACAGATATGGCAGTTACCACAGCTCTTTAATATTTCTTTTCTTTTAGCCATTAGCTCTTCTTATTTCTATTGGCAAAATTTCTTGCAGCTTCTTTAGATCCAAAACCCCAAGCCTTCAAGGCTAGCTTTAATCTTGTTGGTTTGCCTGACTTAGATAATAAAGATCCCTTCATCCCACCAAACCTTGCAGCAAAAGAAACTCGTCTTGGATTAGTACCTGTTTTTACAGGAGCTTTAAGATTAGATCCTTCAGTACGATTAAAGTACTTACGACCAGCTTCGTTTAAACCACCGCTTGGATTTTGATACATTTTTTTAACCATTATAATTTCTCTCTAAAAGGGTTGTAGTCATCCTCATTTATCTTAAAGCATTTACACTGTTTTAGTAAAGCACAAAATCCTTTTCTTAACCAAAAAATACATTTGACATTTAACATAAACTATATTCTCCCCTGACCAACATATTCTTTATAAGTTTTATTCTTATTAACACGCTTAGTATGTCTGCCTCTTCTTTTCTTAGGCGACTTTCTTATATGTTTACCTTCAAGATTTTTTTTTGCCATTCTTTTTCTTTAGTTTAATCTTAATGTTAGATCCTTGCTGCGATAGCAACGTAGGTTTCTTTTTAGAATAAGATTGTCCAAACATTGTAGAGATTTGATCAGACATTATTTTTTAGTGAATGCGTCAATGCTAGGTTTTAATCCGTAGATCGCACCGAAGATACCAACGATTAACCATTGATACCAAGAAGGAAACTTACCAAAGTAATCAAAGAATAAATCTAACTTAGCTTTAATATTAATATCATCACTAATAACTGCATAAGATAGAACAAGAATAGGAATACAAACAACTATTAAAACAAATTCATCTTTCCATGATTTGTCTTGTTGATCATATACATCTCTTTGATATTCAATCTCACCTTTTGCCATTCGTTCATAGTGTCGTTTCTCAGCTTCAGATTCTAATAGTTCTGATTGCTTATGGTTCTTATAGATCTCAGCACCAGTTTTAAAAACAGTAGGTATTAAATTCCACCACATTATATTTCACACTTTCTTACAAAGTTAGCTAGCTCTTCACATCTGCTTGGCGTTTGTCTATACCAAGCTGAGTTAAGCATTTCAGCTGCAGCTCTTGTGTAATCAAATTCGTTTAAAGCTGCAAACATATTCTTAAACTTAGATACACCAGTCTTTCCTAATTGAAATACCATCTCAATAATAACTCCTTTAACAAGCATAGGTAATGGCTGTGTGCCAACTAATTCTTCCATACCTTGTTTAGCTTTAATAAAATCTTTATCAAACAATGCTTCAAGTATAGCTTTGTCATAGATAATACCTTCTTCAAAATCATCATCTTCAGTAAGTAGATGACCATAACCAATAGTACCTTTGCCAAGTGAATCTAAATATACTTTGGCAGAGAAACCTTCGTGTTTCTTGATGCGTGTTTTAACGTCTTCGTAATTCATTTAATTAATATTTTACCATCTTCATATACATATACAATCTTAACATTCATAGTGGATTGTATTTTAGATGGAGATCTATTGATACGATCATTCTTTTTGTGTGCATAATTAGTAGCTGACTTTCTATATGACACAGTCTTAACATCGTAGTTAGTATATTTTTTTGTCTTAGTATTAAAAACAACTAGATCTATTGGACCAACACCACCTAGTGCTGTGAATACAATTAAGTCAGGATCTTTAGCAAAGTGTGCTTGTGCTAATGCCTCTGATACTAAACCCTTGTCTGATTTCTTCATCAGTATTGTAAACCCTTTTAGTTTTTTGTTTATCTAAATTGAAAGAAACTGCCAACCGCTGTAACAATACCGCCAAGGAATATAATAAAATAAATAATCCCCTTTCCCTTACTCATATCGCTACGAAGATCTTTAACATCACCACGCAACTCATCTATTGTTTTGATAAGCGTTTGCATTCGTTCAGCACAAATCTTTTCATGTGCAGACAAACGAATAGATGTACCAGATGTAGGTTGTTTCTTTCTCTTCATATACAAGCTATAGTGGTTGTGGATAAAAAGTCAATTATAGATTGTAATTATATAGATTGTTCTGTTGTTTCTATGCAGTCAAAATGAAAGGATGGTTTGACTTTCTCAAACTCATCTAATGGGAATAGTTTATTCTGTTCTGCTATAAATTCATAACCAGCTATGGTACATTCTCTAAAGGTATTAAACTTCTTACCTGTACTCATGGTGTCTAAGCAGTTGCCATTAATTATTGAGCAAACTGTAAACACTAATAAAAAATTCATTAAAGTTATTTACACTAAAATGTGGATAAGTAAATAAGGGTAGCGATTAACTACCCTTATCATATAGACTAATCTTCGTCTTCTTCTTCGTCTATATCAAGATCCTCATCTTCTGATTCATCATCATAAGAATCTTCTGGATTTATCTTTAGCTCAAGATCATCAAGGAGATCTTTAATCTCATAGATAATATCTTCAGCTGATTTAATTTTCTTTTTTGCCATGCTAACTCCTATTAGTTGGTTTGGCAAAAGCCAACTAGTGTTAATTGAATAATAAGTAAATAAAATTATTTTTTATAACTTATTGAATTATAAATATAATTTATTTTTTATTGTAAAACTGTTCTACACTTTTAGCATAATCTTTCCAAAATGTTTTAACATCTTCAAAAGCATCTGCATAAAACTTAGTCCAGTATTCTCTGAAAGATTTATAATCTAACATAGTATTCTCCATTGGTTAATGGAAACTATATATGTTGCAGTGCAACAAATTTCAAGTCTATTTTAAATGAGATCTGATAGATTCAATAGCTTTGCTGATTTCATCTTTATAAGCATAACCAATGAAACCTCCAGCTAGTAAACCAATAATAAGTGTAATCATATTATTTCTTGTTTAGTTGAGTCATAAACATACCATGATATTCAGTAGAACCCAAGTGTGTAATTGGTGTAGATAAATCAGTCCAGATCTCAAAGCCACACTCTTCAGCTAATCTACAGAAGTAATAGTCTTCAGATAAGAATCTATTAACACCATCTTTCTCTTTATAAATTCCAACAGGGAAAAAATCATATGCATTATGTGAGTTTTCTATTCCTGTTCTTAGATCTGGTTTGTATTTAAGGTTAGGAAACTTATCCATGATAGTAGTAAACACCTCACGTTTAATTAACATAAAACCAGTAGCTGATTCTTTTACCCTTGCAAATCCATTTTTAAATTCTGTGTTAGGATATAGATTAACATTGAACTGCAAAAGATAATCACGCATTGTATGTTCATCTATATTATTATTTTCTTTGATACGATCTAGTAATTGCTGCCAGTAAAATCCTTTTACAGGATAGGTGCATGTAACAACTTCTCTATTAAATTCTATAACTCTTAACAAGTTCTGTAATGTGAATCCTATATCAGCATCAATAAATAATAGATGCGTACCATTAAATTCTTTATTATCTAAGAACTTAGTTACAAACTTATTTCTAGCACGATTGATTAAAGATTCAGTTGGAAGTGTTTCTATTCTTAGATTGTGTCCCATATCATTTAAAGGTTTGATGCAATTAAATAATGAATGGAATGTCATGTTACTGATGTTGCCACCATAGCATGGGATAGCTATTAGGATGTTCATTTAAGATAAGTGGAGTTCAGTTAGGTTTTTATTATTACCAACAGTTCCTTTTATAAAAACATTAAAAGCTAAACTTATTCTTGTGTTAGTTCCTTCTTTATTTTCTACCATGTGAGATAAAGAAGAAGGAAATAATATTATATCTCCAGTTTTTACAGAGAACCACCAAGATTCTGAGTTCCATATATTCCAATCTTTTATTTCTAATTTAATTGTTTTATAGTTATCATTAAAAAATTTAATCTTGTCGTGTTTTTCATCACAGTTAATATAGAACACTCCTGATACTAATGAGTTTGGGTGTGCATGTTTGTGATGATATTGATTTGTTTCAGTATAGTTTAACCAAGACTGAGTAATGTAAGGTGTAATTTTATTAGCTGGTGAAATAACTTTATTAAAATAATCTTGTACTCTTAAATCTAATTCTTTTTTAATATTAGTAAAAGGTTTTTCATTAAGAATATAATTATTATTTGTTGTTATATTGCCTTCATTTTTATAAAAATCTTTTTTATTTTTATCTACAAATTTTAATTCTAATGGTGTTAATTCTCTATCTAATTTAGATATGTAAATTGGTGTTGGGAATATCCCATTAATAGTTGCTTCCACTTACCCTTCCTTTCGTTTTTATTCTTTAATCTTTACTTCCCAATTTATAATAGATTCATTCCAAGAATAATACTCATTTTCTTCTAATTCTGTTGTTGGTTTAGCAACTGGTGCGTTCCATAAACAAGTATCTTCGTTTAATACCCAAGAGTTAAAAGGTTTAGGTGAAATAAAAGCATCTCTTGTTTCATCATAAGTCATTCCTATTCCTGCATGGTTTTTTCTTAAAGGTGTTCCACCAGAAGAATGAACTCCACCAAGAGTATTGTAAGAAGTCTGTTTCCAAATAGCCCAACCAGTAAGTTTAGTTAAAAAATCAATTCCATTAACTTCTTGTTCTATTCCATTTGAATCTTTTAATACTTCATTATTAACTGAAAGAATTTCAATTACTTTATTGTTTAATCCTATTTTTGCAAAACTAGCCATTATGCTGTGTAACTCCCTGAACCATTAAATTGTAAAATTGTATTACTACCAGATGTTGTAACTGTCGGTGAACCAGTTGTAGTTCCAGTATATTTAGTTGTTAGCATACTTAATATAACAACTCCTTTTCCACCTGATCCTCCAGCATTATTTCCTCCAGAACCTTGTCCACCATTTCCAGTATTAGCTGTTCCATTAGAACCTGGTGAAAAATTTCCAGCACCACCTCCAGCAGAATAAGTTACTGAACTTCCAGTTATTGAATTTGCAGAACCAATACCACCAGGTTGTGGTGTAGTACCTGGTGAATTTGGTGCAGAACCTCCTGCTCCTCCACCACCAGCACCATAACCTGATGCCCCAACTACACTTCCTCCTGAATTACCTTGACTAGGTGATGTGCTTGGAGTGTTTCCTGCTCCACCAACACCTCTTGGAGTATTACCATCATTACCTCCTGCACCTCCACCAGAACCACCATCAAGACCAGGATGATTTGGAGCTAAATTTGAACCACCTGCACCACCTCCAGCAGAAGTTATTGTTGTTAAACCTGAACCAGAAATTGAAGAATTTGAACCTTGTCCACCAGTTGCATAAGCACCAGAACCACCAGCACCACCATCACCAACTGTTACTGTAATTGCTGTTCCTTGAGTTACTGTTTGAGTTGATGTTCTAAATCCTCCTGCACCTCCACCTCCAGAACCTCCACCAAGAGAAGAACCTCCAGCACCTGCTCCTCCAGCTATTACTAAAAAATCTATTGAATAAGATTGTGGTGTTTCAAAGGTTACATCATCATCAACTGTTGGAATCCAACCTTGTGTTGCACCAGAATAAACTAATGTAACAGATTGACCATCTGTATTGTAAACTGGATTTGGACTTGTATTTCCTTGAAAGTTTAAAGAATTTTGATTTATAGTAACTGCATTTGTTCCCCATTTTCTAGCATAATCAACTAATATAATTGTATCTCCAGCAGTAGCAGAAGCAGGTAATGTTACAGTACAAGCATTTGAAGTTGTATTAATCCAATATCCTCTACCAGAAACAGCAGTTAATGTTGCAGCAGTAACAATAGATTGCCAAGCAATTAATCCTGCAGTTCCTGAAGCAAGTTTAGCAGCAGTTACTGTACCATCGCTAGGAGTACCTATTGCAAGTACATCACCTAATACTAAAATAAAATCTATTGAATCTGCAGATGTTAAAGCAGAATCAAATACTATTGTTGAACCTGATATTGTATAAGCTGAAGTTGGCGATTGAATAACACCATTTAAAGATACGATACAGTTGTTTGCAGTTTGTGGAAAATACGCAACTCCACCATTTAATAAATTGTATGTAGCTGTAGCAGATGTAACTATAGCATCTAGCTTTACAAAATTTCCTACAACTGGTTGTTTGCCGATATAAGCCATCTATTTTGGATATTTCTGTTTAACTGCGTTGATGGCTTGTTGCCATTTATTAGTACCATTAATCTTATCCCAATACTGCATATCAAGTTGATCTGCAAGAGATGGGTAATCAACAGCTCTATCTCTTTGGTATTGTTTAGAATTATATTCTGCAATTAGTTCTTGTTGTTTAGCAAGTATTTCATTTGCAGGAATTGGTGTAGTTCCATTGTGCCAAGTGATTTGGTTTATGTCATTACCTTTTATACTAACTTGTGCGTTAGGATTTATTTTAAGTATTGCTTCTATAATCATGCTGCTATCTCCAATACAACTATTTGATTATTTGTCCAATCAACACTTCTTGCAGTAGCAGTTACATCTCTACCATTTGCTCTCATACGAATAGTATATTGATTTGTTGTAGTAGTTGTAATTCTATCTACCATTCCAAAAGCATCATAGGTTCTTAAACTTGAAGTTTCATTTCCAGATATAATAGTAGATGCTACTGTTTCGCCAACACCTGTAGCTGAAAAAGTTATGTTGCATTGGCTTTCACCTAAACAAGCAACTTGATAATTACAATTTCCTTGAGCAATTACTAATAAATAATTTCCGACTGTTGTTGGAGTAATTGTTAAATTACCCCATTCTGGAGCTGAAGTTCCTGTTGATGTACTATTTGTATTAAGTGTTGTAAATGCTGCAGTTACAGATTGTAATACTTTACCAGCACCAGATAATTTAGTTCCAGCTATAGCAGCACTAGCATTAATATCGGCATTAACTATTGTGCCATCAGTTATTCCTAGTGATTGTATTCTTGTTAGTGGCATTTAATTATTTACAGTTAATTGTTTAAGTTGTTCTAAAGTTGTAGAATTATCAACTAAATTAGTAATATCTCTTAATCTTTGTTTTTCAACTATAATTGCAGAAGTGTCAGAATTATTTTCTAAGCTTCTTTGGAATAAAACATCTTGTTGTTCTAATAAAGGTTTGCGTTCTTGACGTAATCTTTCTTTAGTAATTTGTTTAGCTTTGTTAAAATTAATTGTAATCATTCTACATACTCCCATGCGTTTCTAAATGTTCTATCAGTTGGTATTTCAGATACATCAACTATTTTATAAGGTGTATTTGCAGGTACATCTTTAAGTGCAAGTTGTTCAATAGTATGAGTTTCAAGATATTCTTGAGTTGGTACAAGTATTGCTACTCCACCATCTTTTTTTTTATATATAATTATTTTATCCATAATTTATTATCTTAATATTGCAACACAAACTTTTGAACTATCTTGTCTTGCATTAGAGTTGTTAAATGTTGAAACGTCTATCTTTGTTGTAATGGCAGTTGTCGCAGTAGTACTTCCTGTTAAATCAGTAGTATCTCTAAAAGCACTCAGCAAAAAAGCATAATTTGCATCAGAAATAGCAGTAGTAAAATTTACAGAATAATCACCAGTTCCATTATCTAAAACACTAGATACGTTTCTACTACCATTAATTGAACAATCACCACCAAAATTAGTTGTTCCATTAAACTGAACCCATGCTTTTATATCAATAGTTACACCAGATAATTTAGTAGATACAATAGCGGCACTTGCATTTATATCTGCATTAAGAATTGTACCATCTAATATTTTTGTAGAAGTAATATTACCATCTGCTATTTTTGCAGTAGTAATAATACCATCAGCTATATCCGCAGAAGTTAAAGGTACTGCAGAAGGTTTATTTCCTATAAAAGGCATAATTACTTTCTGTTATGATATTGCATCAACAGTTGAAATCCAAGTATCTAAAGATGAAGCTGTATCTGATACAACTTTTAAAATATCTCCAGACTGAACTACAACTTTAGCACCACCATCAAGAACTTGTAATGCTGAACCTGAAGGGATAGGTGCATTTTTTACTAAATAAAAATCGTTAGTACCATCATTAATAAATACTGAAGCATTAACTGCAGAACCAGTTACATTGGCAACTGATATACCTACGATTGTATCGTTTGAATTTGCTGTAAATAAAGTAGCTGCTGATGTTCCAGTTAGTCTAGCTTTATATCTTGTGAAATCTTGTGCCATATATATTCCTTATTATAATGCGATTGACATTGCAATACTAAATCCTTTAGTTGCAAAAGTACTTGTATCAGTAGCCTCTACAGTTAACCAAGCAGAACCTGTATAATATTTCAATACACTAGAAGTTGAGTTAAAGTAAAGATCACCAGCATTCAAAGCACCACCATCATTATCTAATGTTGGATCACTTGCTTTAGCACCTAAATATGTATCATCAAAATTATCAGCCGCTGTTAAAGCAGCATCTCTTGCAGCATTAGCCGCATTAGCTGCATTACTAGCAGTGTTAGCAAAGTTGCTAGAATTGTTAGAAAAGTTTGATGAGTTAGCTGAATGGTTGCTAGATGTATTAGCAAAATTACTAGAATTAGCAGAATGATTAGAACTATTACTTGCATGATTAGATGAATTGCTTGCATGGTTAGAAGAAGTATTAGCACTGTTAGAACTATTGTTTGCAAAGTTAGATGAATTGGAAGAGTGATTTGCAGAAGTGTTTGCACTATTAGATGAATTGTTAGCAAAATTAGAACTATTGCTAGCATGATTAGAACTATTGTTAGCAAAGTTAGAACTATTACTAGAATGATTTGATGCTGAGTTTGCACTGTTGCTAGAATTATTTGCAAAGTTAGAAGCATTGCTAGCAGAATTAGCTGCAGCATTAGCATTAGCACTTACTCCAGCTGCATTTGCAGCAGAAGCATTTGCAGAGTTAGAGCTACTGTTTGCAAAATTAGAACTGTTAGCAGAATGATTAGAACTATTGCTAGCATGATTTGCAGATGTGTTTGCAGAATTAGATGAATTTGATGCAGAGTTAGCTGCAGCATTTGCAGATGCACTAGCAGATGCGGCATCAACTAATAATTCATATAAAGCAGAGTTAGCATTTGTAGTTAGTGGTTGTGATCCAGAAGATGTGTGTGCTGTATTAACAATAAATATATTATTAGTAGAAGTATCTTTAACTATAT